AGCGCTGCTGTTACCGCCTTCCGATAGGGGGTTGTTGTACCCAGAACCGGAGTTCTCCAGAGGAGATAGCGTCATAGTAGCAGCGGGATTGTCAGCCGTAGAACCATCAAACGTTACGTCCGGTAACATTCTCTTAACAAACATAAACTTATCGCCGTCGTCCAAATCAAATTCAGAGGACACTAGCGTAGCTGTAATCGGATTGGGGCTAACACCTTCTTGGCAATCGTAGCCAATCTCGTGGTTGACCAAGTTGTTGCTGTACGTAGCCGCCATGGGGTTTTCCCGTAGGTCAGCGTCGATCCAAGCACTGCGCGATAGCGTGCCGTAGTACCAGATGTTTTGCAGGTAGTTATAGACCACGTAGCGGTCGTTCTGAGTAGACTCAGCAGAGCAGTAGAACCACCAAATCTCATCGAACCGCTCGTTAGTACCGGCAACAACTTGGGCGTACTGAGAGAAGTTGAAGTCGTTAAACACATAGCTACGAACAGAGCAGGGTAGGGTCTTAACCGTACCATCGTACATATAGAACTTATCCGTACCCATCCAATACGCAATGTTGCCTGAGTATACCGCTGCGTTAGTACTGGCTATGGTGATGTTGTCGCCAAGAAGCTGCGCACCCCAAACCTCTGGAGCGCCTAAGTACTGCATACCGTACAGGGCTGTATCAGTCCAGACCAGAATCTCTTGACGGGCTTGGATGGCGGTAATGATCTCACTGCCCCGTGACAACCGCAGACTACCTGCTTGGTTAGTAGCCTCTGGCGTCCAGTTAGCTACGTCTTCTTGGTCAGACCAGCGGATAAGCATAGGGTCAAGCACGCTAGTACCCAGATCGTTCGCACCAAAGCAAAACGCAAAACGGAAGATGTCCGACACAAACGCCTTGTTAACTATGACAGGAACGTCTGACGCACCGGACAGCGAAGACACATACACAGCACGAGTAGTAACCCCGTTGCTAGCGTCCCAATAGAAAGGTTCGCCACCTCTGTAGGTAAAAAACAAGTCCTCGCCAAAGTTAGACTGGCTCCAGAGCCGAATAGGCGCATCAGTAGTACCGCCAAAACCCCACGTGCCTGCACCCCAAGTACCCGCAGACCAGCCAGTAAAGGGCACAGCAATCTCGTTACCTGTGTTGACTTGGTAGGCCGCAGTAACAGAACCCCCACCTGTAGCGGTAGAAGAAGCCGTAGTCTCGGCAGTAATAGTGTAGGAATCTTCGTCGATCAGGCTGATCTGGTACTCGTTGTTTAGGGTAAGACCACCGACCGCAGACCCCCCGCTAAACGTCACAAAGTCGCCTTCCAAAGCACCGTGGGCAAGGTCAGTAACCGTAACAACGGCAGAGCCGGAGGTAGTCTCAAAGGGGTCTGTCAGAGATACTGTAGACCGAATAGGCGTGATGTCATAGTATGCTCCACCGCGCTCTAAATAGTACTTGAGGTTAGTGCCTACAGAAACGAGGTTTTGGCCTTGGAGAGTAACCCAGTTGAGCATAGACCGGCAGATGCCAAGAAAAGACTCATTGGACAGGCGCACCCACCCACCGATCTTCTGAGGCATACCCCGTCTGAAGCGCACTTTGTTGGTCTCATACCAACCGCCTTCGGCTGCATAGCGAGTATTCTCGCGGTCAACTCCGGGCTTGAACTGTAGTTTCTGAAGCGGCATTTACAAACCTCATAGGTATTCGCCAGTCTCGATCATGCTTGCGAGTTCATGGCTACGGCCTTTTACGTCCCGACTCCACTTGGAATCTAAGAACTCTTTAGCGGCCAATTTGTAGTCGGCTGCTTCCATAGCAGCCAATGCGCGCTTGAAACCACGAAGTCTAGTGGCACCAAGGTTAAAGCTAATGTCAATCATAGCATCTTTTCGTACATCATCAAGGCTATTAAACCAAGGATATTCAGTACTTAGCTCTTTGATTACACGCTCGATGTCGTTTTCTAGCAGGTAATTGACTTCATCATCGGACAGACCCATACCGGAACTGGAGATATTTCGCCCCACACCAATGGTTTCGTAGCCCGCAGAACACAAATACACCGTAGACCGTACGCCTTCATGGCGCTTGAGCATTTCAAGTAGTCTTTCGGTCATAGCTGTTTCAACAATAGTAGCAGTTGTGCAAAGTCGTACAGATTAGTCAGCACTTTTGATTACGCCGTCAGCGGCGTTTTCCTCGACTTCTTCTTCAGCTACGATGTCATCTATCGTGTCACAAACATCTTCTACTACAGCACCTGTAGTCATTGTAAGCGCGCCACGCCCTACTGCTCGGATGCCTTTATACATACCAGAACAGTAAATTTCTTTGCTTTGGATAACTTGCTCTACAGAGGCGCACGACGCCATAAGCAGGGCTATGCTAAATATCAACGCCAGTCTTGCCATTTTTCTGATCCTCTAGGAATTTATCGAGTCGTTTTTTGTAACCGTCCATAAAGTGGTCTGCAACGCGGTCTTTGATGCCCCTGTCCTTCCTTCGTAGGTACTTACTGGGGTTGATGTAGTCTACGCCGCCGTTGGAGAAGTACAGCATGTTTTGTGACTTACTTGGGCCGTAGCACAGGCGCGGTACGCGCGGCACTGAGTCACTGCCGTTAACTACTGAAATCTGGTCGTCTAGCTTCATACGACGCTTAAAGCCTTTGAAGAACGTATTGGGCTTGCCGAACGTAATCAGGCTCAGGTTGTCGTGCTTTCCGTTTAGCTTGGCTGCTGTCAGTTCTGCTAGTGCCCCACCAAGGCTGTGTCCACAGATTAGCGTACGCTTACTGTAGTCTATATGCTCTTCGATTTCGTCCCATACTGAGGCGTGAGCAGCGACAAACCCACCGTGGCAAAGCCGACCGGCATAAGGCACTGGTATAGGGAAAAGGTTAAACGCCCAGTCGCCCATTTGTTGCGTACCACGGAACACTATAATGTCGATGGTCTTGCGCTTAACTACGTAGGCTGTAGTCGAGGTCAGGGCGGACTCGACCTTGATCGCATCTTTGTTCTTGTCGTTATATGCCTTCATGGACCACGAGCAGGCCATGTTCAGCAGTACGGGGTCAAGTTTCATACAGCACCTATTTGGGCGGCTAAGAAGCCTACAGCCGAAGCAAGCACAACCCAAAAAATCTTTTCCACAAAACCGTTACCTATCTTCTCAGTAAGCGATTTAACGTCAGTCTCTATGCTGCCTTGCCTGTTAAATATCGTAGTAATTTTCTCGTCCACGCGCGCTAGATCAAGACGGGATTCCTCTAGCTTTTCTTCAATACGGTCCAGCCGCTTAGGAGTAGTATCGGGCACTGCGGCTTTCCTCTTCGCTGCTGCCGGTTTTTTCGCTATTGTGCGTGGCATAGTGTTACCCGTTAGTTTGTGACTAGACTTACCATCCAGAAAAGTATGCCTACCGTCGCTCCGGTCATCAGGAGAAGAAGAGCACCGTCGATCATTAGCCGTTTCTTTTTAGCCCGTGCTTCAGCAGCAGCTAGGCGTTGGGCGCGTATAGTGCGTCGTGTCTTCATCATTTCGTTGTAAAACGCTTCGCCGGGGCCATGCAGTACGATGACTTCTCGCAGGTTCTTTTCCATCTGCTGCGTTTTATGCTTTGCCATCTGTATTTCTAAGGCTTGGGCTTCTACCGACGAGCCTCGCAGGAACTTAGGGCCGTACTGGTTTTCTTTTTCTATCTCTAAGATTTTTTCCTTAGAATCAAAGAATTTACCTATATACTGAGCCGTGTCCTCTATCTCACGACCTGCGTTAACGCACTTAGCTACAAGGTTGTAGGCTCTGGTTGCGCCTGCTATGCAAGCACTTACGGTTATAGGGTCCATTAGTACGGCCTCACTGCCTCGGGGTCTGCCCTTCGTGGTAAACAATAAGCTGCAAGGGCCACGCCTCTCGGCTCGTAATTAAGTGTCCGTTCTACCTTCCCCTTAACAATTGCGTTCGCAAAATAGTTGCACCTATTGATGTCATAGAAGTACATGTCCGAAGACTGTATCTGGCCGTTGACCAAAACCATAAGCAAAAATAGATGCGTCATAGGTCATGTTCTAAGCAGCGTCTTCTTCTTCGCGCGGATCAACCCAGTCAGGGCAGAGTTCCCAAGCGCCGTTGACGTAATTGTACTTACAACCGTACCAATCGTCTGGCTCAGTCACGCCTTCGATCAGCGTAGAGTTGTTAGCGTTAAGGTCGCCAATAATAAAGTCCAAGTTAGCAGGGTCGCCTACTTCGATGCAGTCAGCCTTCATGTTGACTTGCTTGTCGTCAGCAAACAGGTACTTAGAGCAGTTCATTTCGCAGACAATCGTCTTCATTGGTCTATCCTTCTAATAGTATTGAGGTTGTTGATAATGCCCGTCCTGCGGGGACGGAAGATACTGTGGTTGATAAAGAGCCGTCAGCTTGGACGTAATAGTCAGAGCTAGTAGTTAAGCCTTGGTTTACATTAAACGTCCTAGCAACCGCCGAAGAAGAGTCTACTCTGTTAATACCTATAACCTGAGACGTATCTGGATCATAGGCTATTCTTAAAATAGCTGCTGAAGTTGAAGTTGAAACACTCAGCGAACCTCCAAATGTAATATCTGTTCCAGAGACAGTGGATATTTGTATAACAGGACTTGTTCCATTGCTAGCTTCTTGGTACGCCTGAATCATGTGTCCAGTAGATGTATCAAACGTCAACCCACCGTTAAACCCAGAACTTCCTGCTACTGTTTCTGTCCCAAAAGATATCGTTGTCCCCGACACCGTACCGACTCTTGCGCTCCAATCCGGAGGGCTAACCCCACGGTTTGCGTAGGCTACTACAACTTTTTGCGCTACAGGTTCGTATTTTACATATACTGGGGCAACAACAGCGTTAACAAAAACTGTGGTTGACCCTACCGAAATAGAAGTGCCTGAAACTGTACCGACTGCCGCTGTTCCGTAACTTGAGTTGCCGGAATCAGTATAGGCTAGAACTACTTTTTGGGCGTTTGTGTCATAGGTAACAGCCGTCTGAGTTATCTCCGAAGCAGTAAAATCATATTCCGTACCAAAACTAATTGAAGTACCGCTAATTGTGCCTACAATTAAATGCCCGCCCGCTGAACTACCATAAGAAAGTATTACTTTTTGAGATGTGGAATCATACGTTGCATCAGTGCCTGCAATTGAGCCGGTATGAAAATCACCCGCAGAACCAAAACTAATTGAAGTTCCGCTAACAGTGCCAACTTTCGCTCTACCCGGAAACGGAGAAACATTGTTCTTGTACGCAGCTACTACTTTTTGGGCGTTTTCATCATAGGTTAATGCGATACTGTCAACTTCGTTAGACTGTATAACAACCGGAGTACCAAAAGAGATAGCGGCTCCTGAAACAGTGCCTACTACGGCGGTCAAGTAACTTGAGTTACCTTGATCTATATATAAAACAACCGCTTTGTTATTTGCGGTGTCGTAAACAATTCTTTGTTGGGCGTTACTAACATTCCCTGACTCATAGGCGACTGCGGTATTTGCGGAAACTGAGTCAGGAACTAGCCCTGTGTTCGTAATAACCCCACCCTGCACAATCACTGCGCCTGTAGCGGTGTCTGCTATGGCTTGGTCTGTTATGCCTATGAAGTCGGTATTTGAAGCGCCTGCCGGTGATACATAAACAAGCCCACCACCCACTTCCGAGGAGGTTGTTCT